TCGTATGTCTGGCAAGATCTCTTTGGCTCTTTCCGAGTCCTTGAGAACCAACATTAAAATAATCTTCTATTTGATTTACTCGATAATCAAAGTTAGCAATAAGTTGTTTTTCTGGATTGGAGTCAAGTATCGTCCAATTATCATCATTAAATTCTTTATCGCTTGTATGATTGTATCTGCTGGTAAAGTATTTTGTCTTGTACTGTATGATGTCACCAAGTCTGTAATCAGTGAACGGTGACCAACTTTCAATCTTAACATTATCAAAAAGGAATCCAGGAGATGTATAATCGCCATCCCAATCGATGGTTCTGAATCCTTGTGTTTTAATTCTTTCTTGACGATACCCAGTTGGTTTGTCAAAAATTATATCATTAAAGACTGTCTTATCTTTGAATACTGTTACGTGTTCTTTTAATACAAAATTAATTTTTAGATAATATATTCCGTCATCGGTGTCAACCGTGGACACCGTTACGTTTTGGAAATCACGTTTTACATTGATGTTCTTAACCTGTATAGGAGTTCCGTCACTTTTAAGAACATTATAATCATAAAAGCCGTCAAGAATATTATCAGCAACACCAACAGGAACTGCTATTCTAATTTGTACTGCACCAGGAGAAATTGTTAATAAAGAACCAATTGCCCAGTTATGTTTGGTCCAGAACATAAATTCCTTGCAGGCTGTGACAAAGTCCTGTACGACTTGATTTTCTGGATCGTAATTTTCAAAAATAATTCCTTGGTCGATCAAATAAGCCTGATATCCTAATAGGAAATCAACCACGGCTTGAACCGTTGGTAATGTTTCACCATAACTTAATTTTCTAACAACCGTTTTATTAAAATTTCTTCTTCGCTGTGCTGTTATTGCATCAATTAATGGTAGTTCAGGTAATTTAACCCAATCGTTACCATCAAATTCGTCAACACCTTCAAGAGATTGTTTTGCTCTATAATAAGTGTTTCTATATTCAACGATTGCTCCATTATTATATTTTGTTTGTGGTTGCCACTCCGTGAACGACTGACTGATTCCGCCAACGCTCATTACTGGATCTTTTTGATTGTTGACAGCAGTGTAATAGTTAAAGTAAGGATACGTATCATCATATCCATTTAATGCCCAACCAGTCTGCGTTTTTTCAATTATAACACCACTGTATGTAACGCTACCTATCGGTGCACTTACATTAAAGATAATATCGTAATTTTCCTGTGGAACAAAAATGCTTGAATTTGAAGAACTTGGATTTTTGCTGTCAAGTATATATTTTTGTTGCTCCTTGTCAACGAATCCACTTAATCTTGATGTTAGTCTTACTTGTAATCCATCAATTATATCCTGTGCCTGTGTTACTGAAACACCATTTGATTTTAGATATGCTGTTACATAAAAGGATAATCCTGAAACAAGATTTGTACCAGCAACAGGTAATTTTAATTCATTCGGAGTGATGAATGTTTTTGTTTCAATATCAACAATTTGATCAAGAATATTTCTTGTTGTTTTTGCTCTATCAAAATTAGAAATAATAAAATCAAAAGGTTTCAATAAACACAATGCAATTATCATTGCATATGGTTCTTCCGAACTTGATCTCCACGCATACTCAGTGGGTGAAATATCTCCAAGTTTAAAACTACCTCTATTATTAACAAGAGTAAAGTTCTTTGCTAATCCACTATCAAGAGGATTTACCAACTCTCCGTCGCTGTTAACCGGAAGATGATTCATTATCGAAGTTCGAGCATATCTATCATATCTTCCAGCACGAGGCCCCTGTCTGATAATACCGTCTCTAATATCTTCCCAAAGTATCAAGTTACCACTGGTGTATGGAGCAGGACCGTATTCCTCTTCCCACCAAGTAGGTTTTTCTGAAAATCCTAAACATTCCCAAGGACAGCGATGTGGTCTATCAGTATCATAGAAGTACTTGTACACTCCTCTCCAATAACCTGGTAAGTTTTCTGTTCCCGCAGGATCAGTCATATTACTATAGGTATAAGTGAATGGTTCGTTTTCTATGAAGTAAGAATTAGTTGTGTATTCAAGATTTGTATTTGCTACCCATCTAAGAAATTGTTGATTGATGATGTTATCAAATTCATCCTTGGTAAAGTTTGCATTTCCATAGTATCCACCAAGAATTTCATCAACATCAAATACCTGTGGATCATAATTATTTTTTATATTATTGTAAATTCTATATTCAAGTTCTAACAGAAGATCGTCTCTGTAGTCTTCGTACGACACTGTGATACTTCCATCATGACCTTGAATTACTTCTCTTGGTTGGCGATAGGTATCATCCGTAAACTTCATAGGAGTATATTTCTTGTATAATCCCATGGCTGCTGGAGTTGGTGGAATATGAGAAAATGCAGTAGAAATGTATTCTCTAATTTCAATCTTATCACCCACGCTTAACTGTCTGGTGATGGTTACAAATCCAAATGCAGAATTAAATGTATAATCCTTTTCGTGTAATAACTGTGCACCATTCAGGTAAACATAAACTGCCTTTCTGCTTAATTTGCTTAGATCGAATTTTTCAGAAAGAGTAAAGGTAACAATTCCTGGATCTTCAACTGTGTATTCCAACCCATTAAATGCGCCAGTACCTATCATATCCGAATCAGAGAACGGACTATCAATTGTTTTTGTCTTGGTTAAATCCTCAATAATCCTATCAACAAAATCAGGAATTGATTCTTCAAACTCTAATTCAAGTGCTTTCTTAAGGAAATTTTCCTTAAATGAAGAATATTGCTTGGAAGAATATTGTAAGGATTTAATTATATTAGATTGTTTATCAACCAATACTGCCACGCTGGCTGCTGCTATGCCGGCATGTTTAATAAATCTCTTGGCGTGCAATTGCCAACCAGATAAATCTCTTAAATTTGAATTTCCTGGAACAAATTCTCCAGTAAACGAATCTATAAATTCAAGACCACTTCTAACATGATCAACTGCCTGACCTAATGTAAAATCTCCCAGTCCTTGGTTTAATGGATTTCTCTCAATGCCGATAGGTATTTCATAATATCCTTGATCAGGAACAATATTGCTATCTACTATTTTTAGTGAGATAACATCTTTCTCTGCAAATGTTTCATCAAATACAAAAGTATTTTTTGTCCTTGTATAAGTTGAAAATACTTTTTCACCATTTTTATAAAAAATTATTTTTGTATTATCAGTAAAATTATTCCAGTCAATAGTGTTGAACACAACTTCATTTGTGTCCTGTGTTAATACAACTGAATCAATTATTGGTTGAATGTATGTGTTATCAAGTTTTGCCCATCCGTTAGCATAGTTTCCATTAACAAAATAAAATGCTGTATTAACATTCTTTGTTTGGTCTTGATTGTCCAAGTTATATGTAAATGTTTCCTTATCCCAAGTCCATTCAAACTGTATGTCACCAACATTATCAATATTCAAATAAGATAAACTAAAACCAAGTTCTTTGTCAGCAACACTGTTACCAATTTTATATTTTAAAATTTCTGTTCCTAAGAATGAACTAACTGGATAAGTTTCTGGATCGGATAACGAAACTCCATTTTCATCATATGCTTCAAAAAGTGGAGATTGGTTTATAGTTAGTTTTTCTTGGCTTCGTACCCAAGAAGTTCCATTGAAGTGGAACATTTTTCCAGCATTCCTTGTTCCTCTTCTTACAAGAACACAATCATTGAATGCTGAAACTGAATCAGTTGCTTCTTGTAAAGTTATCTGTCTATTGTTATTGTGTGTTATAAATTTTACGGTATAGATTTTATTATTTGCTAAACTGTCTGTGTCAGCAACAACAAGAACTCTTGCTCCTTCAAATAAAAATTCGCCGTCAATGTTATAACCCTTACTACCTTCAATGGTTGAAAAAATATCTGTTGTATAATCATCAACATAGTCAACAGTTTGTTTTGCATTACGACCATGATTAAAAAGTTGAATATTTTTATTAAATTCTATAATCGGTCGCTTGGCTCTTGATGCTTCAGTAGCATCAAAGTCGTCACCTCTTGATCTAAATGCATATTCAAGAACTGATCTATGGAACCATCTATTATATCTTGACCAAGGATTAGAATCACCACTGGCCCTGTTTATTAATATATAATCTTTTACGGCAGGATATTGAGTAGCATCATCGAACGGTTGTGTATCAAATCCTTCGTTATCAAATAACACTTCTGGTGTTTCTCCAGTCAGTGTAGGTGGAATAAGATCAGAGAATTTGATTAGTTTAATCTCGTCGCCCACTCCCTCAACAAGCCATTTATTTTCTGCATAAACTGCTGGTGTGACCGTTCCAAGAAATTCAACTATCATACCATTACTAAATTCTACACCATTTGAACTGTTGTAATTTTCTTTACCGATAATTTCATTTTCAACATCAAGGAAGGTATTGCTGTCTATATCAGCAATTATAAATCTTCCTAATCTGTTAGGATCAATATCACTCTGATAGTATAACACATCTGGAGAATCTTGAGGAACTTCAAAAGTTAATTCCCCTACCCTAACTCCATTGTTTGTTACACCACTTGAATATATTAATGTATCAACAGATGCGTTAGAATCTACTAATTCCCAATCTTGGCTATCAACATCAATTGTGCTACCATCCGCGGGAGAAATTTCTACCTTTGCTCTCCACAACTTGCCATCATAGACCGCAAGTTGTCCTGGAAAATATGTAATCAAAGGATTATAGTTTAGTGATCCTGTGTCATAATTTGTTCTTAAATAGAAACTTTCATTAGGACTGTTAACCTTGAACTTGTAGGTCTGTCCTCTGTATAATTTAATATCTGGATTGTTTGTTGCTCCGTCTGGTGTAAACACCCACGTCGACGCAATACCAGTGTTAACCTTGTAGGTACTTGTTACTGTTTGTGCCTGTCCATATACTGCAACTGATGGAGGTCCTGAAGGAACCCAAAAGTATTCTCTATAGTTTATAAACTTATCCCAATCAATAGGTGGATTCCATGTGTAATGTTCCTGATTGGTTGTCTTGCTATCATCCTCGATGCTATTGCCGAAGAATGAAAGCATGTTTTTTAAATCAAGGTAGTCATAAAATTTTTCAACTTGATCATTCTTTTCAATGGTTATGCCGGGCTCAAGTTGATACCTACTTCTTAGGGTGTTATCACTGTCAAGATAAATGTCGTTGCCCTTATAGGTCTTACCAAACCTTCTACCAACATAACCGGAAAGTTTTTCAACTACGCCCGGTTGTACCAAAGGATCAACAACACCTGATAAGAACTTATCATTGGTGTCGGATCTAAAGACATTCGGAAGAAAGTCAGAAGTTCTTCTAATTGGAAGTTGGCTCTTTGGATATACTCTATCTGCCATTATGTACTACTCACTACTGAATTTGCACCAACTCTAATCTCAGCAGCGGTAATACTTGCTACAATTTCTATATCATCAACCGTTGCACCGCTTACAAAAATTTCGTCAGGCTTACTTTGAATTTCAAATAAACTACCAAAAACTTGATCGGTCTGTCTTGGTAAAATAATAAAGTTTGTTATATCTGGTGAAACACTGTTTACCACGTATGTGGTTAATTCACTAAGATAAAATCGATCACCAAAATCCCAATTGTCTATAGCAAAGAAATCATTAATTGCATTAACAATTCTAACCTTTAGATTATTATCATTAATTGTCTTACCTGGGTTCTTGACTATCTTAAATTGTGCTCTAAGTTTTTCAGTAGCCGCTGATCCAAACAGTACTTTATATTTTACTGGATGATAAACTATTTCATCACTAATTGATTTGATTTCTCCAAGGTTACTACCAAATTCAATTCTTAATCCGTCAGTTGTTGGTTCATCTGGTTTAGTTTCAACACCAAGCAAATAATTTCTATATGATGTATCATAGGATCTTGTCAAAATGTACATATCAATAATATTAGTTAGACTTGGATCAATTCTTCTATCCTCACTTGCTGCATGAATGTACTGGAATTTTAAATTTCTTCTTCCATAAACTGCCTTGTACTGACTTTGTAGTTCAAGAGTGTTAGTTGTTCTATTAACGCTCTTGACTTTATTTTCAGCACTATCATAAAAATAAATTAATTGTCCGTCATCAAATTGATTGATATCTATCAATGATTGTTTTTGATAAACCAAGATTGTATTATTAGAATTATCAATTATATCATAATACTTGGTTCCGTATTGATCTCGTTTTTCTTCAAAGAATAAAAAGTTTAATTCAAGATCGTCACCGGCAATTGCTTCAAAGGTTTCAGGATCATCAACAACACCATCATCATCATTGTCACTAAATGATAATTTAATTTCTTTGGTGCTTTCATATCCGTCTTCGAATTCAATCGAATCGCTTATTTCAAAGGTATAATCTTTTCCAAGAGAGTTTTGACTATTTGTATCACTATTAATACTTAATACTTTTATATGGTCCTTTATTACCTGACCTGTTAGATTGTTATATGCTTTTTCACTCTTGTCAAAATAAAATCTATTTTGTTGTACGCTGCCAAAAACGTAATCCATAGTTCTGACTCTTACCACATACTGATCATTATTTCTAACAAATGCCATAATCCATGAAGCATCAAGATTTTCGTTTGATGTATCTCCTGCTCTACCTAAACTAAAGGAAGATGTTAAATCCAAGTTCTGTGTTTGAACTATTTTCCAAGAACTTGAAATGTTATCATACCTTAGACCAAAATTAAGATTTCCTGCAACTTGTGTTACCATTTCACTTTCAAGAGCAGAGTTAAGATCAGATACAAACTTAGGAACAATCTTGGAAGCAATTGCTCCTGTTGGAATATTTTCATTAAATGTTATTGGTCCTAACCCAGATGATAAAGATCCTCTACCCGCATTAGTACCATCTCCTACAACGTTAACTACCTTTGTCCAGATGTATGAACGCTGTTCTGGATCAGTGCTATCAGCAGTAACAAGTTTTCCTTGTTTGAATGCCTGTCCACTTGGTGGAACAAATTTAATATTCGCACCTATCTTTAAATATTTTAATGTGTTAGTAGCATAGTTGCCAACCTTTAACAATGAAAAATCAATGGCATTATTAAAGTAACCAGTTGTTTGATTTATATCACTTGTGACTTCCGTCCATACAGTATTTTGTTCTGTAAATAGAATCTTATCAAACTTTGTTAGATAAAAATTATAGACGTCGTTATCAGTAAACAACGGTTCAACACTATTTCTAATAAAATTAATAATGTCGTTAGTATTTGAAAATTTAAAATTTAAGTTTCTTTCATTTTCTTCTTTGTAAACATATCCGTCATCAGCAAACACATTTACTGAACTGTATTTTCCGCTGGCGTCAACTATATCAAAGTTTCTTGAAATACCGCTTGAAGTTCTGTTAACTGCTTTTACCTTTAAAATGTTTTGTGAACCAGAAAGAGGAGCAAGATTGTAATCTTCTCCTGTGATCATTCTGTTTTGAACATAATAATTTGCAGGGGCATTTTCTCTGATACTATCAATGTCTTCTGAAGCAGAAGCACTTGTAACAGTATTCTGTAATTCAAGACCAATCTGTAGAGTGTGTTGTGCACCAGCCCTATTGAAATAATCAATGCTTACGTTGATTCCTTTCATTTCGTTTGGCGAAATTACATACTGTAATCCGTTACTGACTCTGTAATAAGTTCTAAAACTTCCCTGAGGCAAATTACCATAAACACCATCAGCAAATATTAAATCTATTGTATCATTTTCCTTAGTTTCAATTGCATAGATGTCTCTAACATTTCCTACAAGACTGTTGTAGGCAATATTATTACCAGCAAGGCTCGAAACCTTGGTCCACTGATTTTGTTGGCCTCCAAGAGAATTTAGAGAAAATAACCAAACATCGTCATTATTAATATTTTCCGTATCAATGGAAAGAACTTCATTTGTCGTTGGGATGTCTATATTAAAATCTGCTACTTCGAGACTTCCTTGCTTGAACATTAAATAAAAACCAGTATTGCTACTTCCAGGACCTTTACCGTCCTGTCTATATACAAACCCTAATTGATTTCCTGGAGTTGGTGCTTCTTCATAAATTTCTTCTGATTCAGCAAATCCAGTACTTACAATTTCAAACGCCATATTTCTTCCTGCGACAGTTTTATTGAATGTAAAAATTGGCACGTCATCTGTAACAGTTCTAAATCTATATTGTTCAGTTGGAATTCCTTGGATGGTGTCGCTTCCTTGGCTTCTACCATATTCCGTATTATTGCTCATCGCGGCATTTAATATCAGAATAAACTGTTCTGCCCAGTTGGTGTTTGTAGGATCATTCCATCTAACTACCTGCTGTGCAAGATTTCTTCCGTTGCTATCAAAAATATTTTCAGATGTACTAACTGATGTGAATTTTAATAGACCCTTTGATGGAACGTTTCTCTTGGCGTTGTACGAAAGCATCTTAGCAATTCTAAGAACGCTTTCCTTTCTTTCTGCTAATTCAATAAAATTTTCTCTTGAAGCAAGGTCAATTCTAAAGGCTAAACTTTGCCCAAGAAATGCCATCGCATCAATCAGTGCAAGATATTCAGAACTTTCAATATAATCGTTAAAATCCTCTGGATAATTCTCTCTCAGATAGGTGATCATCACTCTGCGCAAATTTTCAAAATCATAAGATTTGAAATCAGCCTGCTGGAATGTTTGATAGATCCTCTTCCAATCCTCGTTTAAAATTAGATTATTCTGTCTTGACGTTGTGCTCATATTTTACTGTATCCTATGCAATATTTACCATAGATCATTATATGCTTAGTTAATACTTGACGATGTTCTATCAAAATCAAACTGCATCCTTTCATTAACGTTAAAGGGCAAATAAACTATGTTTGCCTCTATTCTTATGCCCTGATCAGTGCTGTTTACCTGCACTTCCTGAACAGAAATTCTTGGATCATAGTTGATGATGTCCTCAACATCCTTTGATATGAGCTTTTTTACCTCTTCAGTAAACGGTTCAAAGATCATATCCCATATAATCGTTCCAAAGTTAGGATTGTGTAATTTTTCACCCTTTCTAATATAGAAATGATTGATAATGTCCTGTTTCACAAGATCTATATCATAAAGTTTATATCCTCTTGTATTTTCTCTGGAACTGAACCCTTTGTAAGTAAAGGATCCGCCGTTTGCGTCTCCAACAGAAGCAACATCCTTTGCAACTGTTTTTGTGTTATATAGTTTTGCCATATGTTACCCCTCCAATTCTAACTTTCTTCTCTATCTGTATTAATTTGACTCTGTAATGACGGTGAAAGATTTTCATGCTGTGCCCAAGGCTCATGCATAGGAATTCTTCTCATTATAGATTTAATTTTTCCTGATTGATATCTTGTTGATGACCAATTAAGATTTTGATCAGTTAGAATATTGTCGTGAATTATTAGATCTGTTATTACCAGAGCATTGTCTGCTGTTCTTGCTTCTGGACCGTTCATGTGTATTGCATCTGGTGCTGTTTCAATGTGCTGCGATCCACTGTTGATTTCCGTATTGGTTCCAGCAGTCAAACATGTTCTTGAACCTGTCTTGACATCCAAGTTAATAGCCTGTTGTATTCTCGTATTACCAATAACATTAATATCAAGATCGCCCGGAACAAGAACACCCTCTGCATTTGTGTATGTTCTTGTTTCAATTTTTCCATTTGCTCCTATTAACAAATTAAAATTAAATGCACTTTCAATCTGTATTCTTCCGGCTTCCTTGCCTGCTTCGTCCTGTATTTCTTTTAGAGGAGCATAATCTTCATCCTCATTTCTTCTATGAGATTGGGTCGGAGAAATATATTCGGCGGTTGCCTTCATGTTTATGTTTCTTCCGGCTTCTATGTTTACATCTCTATCTGCCTTGAGATTAAAATCATTCTTGGTATGAATACTTACACTATCTGATGAAAATACATCAATCTTTCCGTTTGATGATAATTCAATCCAAGCAGTTCCTCGAGAATTTGCGATATAAATTAAATCTTCCGAGTTGTGCATCAATATCTGATGACCAGTTCTTGTTCTTAATCTCGTATATTCATTGTAAGGGATTCCTACTTCTCCCTTGGTGTTTGTTTTTTCGCCGGTTCCTGCAATAATTCCATTCTGAATATCAACGTACTCATATGGTCCTTTTGATGCGTGTGAAGTTCTTCTATATCTATCATCGCCATCATCCATTACAAACTGAGTTCCGCCTAATCTGCTTATTGGTACTGATGTCGGTGACTGGTGTTCAAGCACTCCAACTTGTAATCTCTTGGCTCCTTCTGCATAATCAAGAGGACCTGGAGAAACTATACCGAACGAAGAATTAGGTGTTTGTCTTCTTGCGGTGGTAGTGGTTGTTCCTCTAATATCATCCTCAAGTGTTCCTTGTTCAAGAAATCTATCCGCTATAGGGTGAATTGGTTTTTTAATTTTTTCTGCATCGGTTTCGCCAACATTAGCATTATGGCGCTTGTTTATTTCACCTACTGGTAATCCTATCTTGCTGTCATATTTCTTTTTTCTTTCAGCAGACTTTGATCCTTGCACATCTTCACCAAAATCAACATTTTGTGATCCTGCTATGGCAGGCACCATGTGATTAGCAAAACTTGGAGGAACACATCCAAACCAATATCCGCTGCCTGGATCACCATCGACAAATGCACATAATACTGTTACGCCGATGTCAGGCGGAACAAACCACATGCCGTATGATTTTTGTGTGTCATTAAAATCGTAATTATTATATCCCTGTCCTTCAAAAGGTGTTTGTCCAAAGAAAGGCGGAGCATAATTTACGACATACGTTTTGTCTTCGGTTCCTACTCTGTTTCCAGAACCCTTTAATAGAGTGATTTTTAATCTTCCCATGAATGTAGGATCAAGAACACTGACAACTTTTCCAATCTGAATCCCCGAACCAAGTTGGTTGATTCTATTAGATGCTGCTACTGATGTTCTTTTTTCTACTGACATGTTATACTAACGTGCCTCCCCTGGCTGCATTAATCAATCTATTCGATGGACCATCATAAAGCGTTCCCTTTGGTTGTTCCTCACCATCAAACTGTTTAGAAAGATTACTTGTTTTTTCAGTTTTAATATTTTCAGCAAATTCAAGTGACTGACCTGCCATTCTAAATGCCGTAACATCTTGTTTCCATGATCCATCGTCAAACTTAGAAATAACCTTTGTAACTTTATAAATTCCACTAAACGGACTTACTCTCGAACTAAATTTGAAAACTCCCTTGGCATCATCAATATCAATAGGAGTCCTAAAATTAATATAAATGTATGTGTCTGTACCTTCGTAATTAGCAGTTCCGTCTTCAGTAATCTGATCAGTTGGATTTACTGTATTGGCAAAATATCCGCCAAATCCGCTGTCAACCAGCCAGTAAGTATCTCCCATTATTTCCATGGTTATTTCGATAAGGTCCCCACTTCTTAAAAATGCATTGTGAAATGCTTCAGCAACCTTGCGTTCCACATCCTCATAACCAACACCACTTTTCATAAAACTTAAAAGTGCAGGGTCTCTTTTTTGTTTGGTCTTACCAAGAAATTGAGGCGTCTTGGATGCTGTTCCTTCTGGAGTTTTTATTTTCTTAGGACCTTGTTCTACAATACCAGAAGTGTCCTTGGATTGCATTGAAGATGAAAATTGCTCTGCCGTTGCCCCAACACCCGCATAAAATTGATTATTAATTTTGATATCAAACCCAAGTACTTCTGTGTTCTGTCCTGTGTAGATGTAATCGTATTGCTTAACAATCTTGCTTTCCAGTTGTGCATAACCAAGACCCGGTGATGTTGGGTTTTTAAATACACTGCTATGAACAAAGAAAGGTACAACTCTAAAAGTATAACGCCTTGCAAAATCAGCAATTAGATAATCGTATTTTAAAAATTCTATCTGTACATCAACTCTAAACCATTTGATGTATCCTTCTGGTGTTAAAGTGTTGGGATCCAGTACTGCATCCTTGGCATACTTTGAACTAAGAATAACTTGAACTATTGTTTCAGTTAATTTTTGTCCCTGTTTAAAATTGAATACTCTTCCTGCAGGGTTGATTGTCATTCTTTCTCTAAACACTGTTCCTGATTCTGAATCGTATCCGTAGTCCTCGTCAGAAAAAGTAAAATTACCACCATCGGAACTTTGAAAACCCATTGAACTCTTACCAATAGGATTGGTGCCGAATGATTTTCTTTCAACTGGAGAACCGGAAGGAAGATTTCTTGGTCCCTTATTTGAAGGCTTTTCAGGATTTACTGTGGCTCTTTTATTTTCTGTCTTTTGCTTATTAAGATTCCAGTCAGCAGACTTTTCAGGAAATTCAATAACATACTCGTCGGGTATGGCATATCTTTTTTGACTGACCAATTCCTTTTCATTCTTGTTTAAAATGTTAACAAGGCTCTTAGGATTTCCTGGATCGGCCAACAGTTCCTCAACTGTTGCTGGTTTGTTTTTTCTTGGAGCGATTGAGACGTCATAAAATAAAGTATCAATAGTATCTTGGAAACCTATGTTGTTATAAGGAAAAGCACTACAGGTATAAACGCTACCACTTTCAGTCACACTATATTTTACTTCTGTAATTTTAATGACAAAGTACTTAGGCTTAATTGATGTTATGACTTCTCCAGTCTCGGACCATCCCTTGATATCCATCTTTAATAAAAATGGGGAGTCAATATAATCAGCATACCCAGCAAACAGTGCGGCATTTTGTAAACTCTCAAGAAATATTCCCATGCTGTAAGGTTCGTATATTTCAAACTCAAAACCAAACTGATTTGTTGCTCCTGTCTTTTCTGTTGCAGAAACGTATCCAGTCATTTCAAAAGAATTTACATAGTATTCAGGAACACCATAAGCAGTTGATTGCCTTTGCCCATCATATCTACCCGCTGACGCAAAAACTACTGCCGACTTGGTTTTAAATTCAGTACCATTGACCGTTCCTTGAGAAAAAGATCCTCCTTCGGTAAAAAGTTTATCGTTATAACGATAGGTCGAAGGGTTATTAAACTGTTGTGGAGTTAGAGAAGCAAGTGTAAAAAGTGTTGCCACAGAAGCAAAATTTTCCATGGGGTTTCTAAGAACGCTCTTAAGATTAAGTCCATTGCCTCCCGCAACATTGTTTGGCTGCTTTATTGATGATTTTCCGTCATTAATATCATCCTTGGCTTTTGGTTTTTGTAACGCCCTTGAAAGAAATGCATCTCCTAACGGAAGAGATGTTTGTGTTCCAACTGGATTTTTCTTTGTTCCGTCTGGTTTCTTGTTTTGATATTCATCCAACTGCGCTTGTGTTCCGTAAACACGTGCTTTCTTTCCATTGATTGTTGTGTCAATGTAAGGTTGCTTTCTATCAATATTAAAGTTAACGGTTTGGCCGTTGCTCTGTATTCTTCTTTCAATGAATTCAGCAGCCATATTAGACTCCTAAGAATTTTCTTAAATTATTTCCCTTAGGTAGATAAATGTTAGTTCCTGGAACAAAATCAAATATCGGGTCTCTAAGAACTTCCATGTTTCTTTGAACAAATACCCACCAAAGATTGGCATCACCGTACACGTCATAGGCAAGTAGATCCGGTCTATGCTTGTACTGGTTTTCTATAGTATATAAGAAATCATCTGCTTCGGCTGGCACAGGTCTGATATCTAACAATTCAAGATATGAATTGTTTTGACTCGTAGTATAGTATGGCGAAGACTTTGTGTAAGTTGCCATTAGATGTAACCCCTTCCATTAGTTTGAAGTTTACCTGCAGAATAATCCTTAAGACTAAACTGTCTAAGATTCCTTCTATTGTAAACGGGTTTAACATTCACAGTAATGTTACTCAATGCTGGCACCCAGGTACTGGTTCCGTATGCATTGCACTTGATGTAGTTCACATCGTCTGGGAAAGTTGTGCTGAAACTTGTGACTACCACAGGAACATTATCAAAGACACTTGCTCCGTAGCCATGTAATCCACATATTATCGGAGGATTGCCTGCATTCTCTCCTTGACCAAAGAACATTTTTGTAACCGTTCTGAAAAAAGTAGTGGCTGCAATCCAATAGGCAGCGTCCAGTTCTGTTTCAACTGGAAACTCTCCATTAATTTGAATTTCGTCAACCTGAGAATTTTTGTATGCCTGGAAAGGATAGTTGTTATGCACAGGATCAAGTTGAGTGTAATTTGCTTTGGTTGCAAATGTCACCTGTGGTTGAATTGGAAAAACTACTCCACCAGTGGCTTTTAGTTTATCAAACAGTGCTGTTGAAAAATATTGCCATTCACAATCAATTCTTACTCTCCAATCATTGTCTGAAGTTGGCTGTACCTTAACTGATTGTCCTGTTGTTGCAAATAAGTCTGCATCAGCAGGAATGTTCTGTCCTCTATAGACACTTAATATGTCATTGAGTGCTCCTGCACCCTTGGCTATGCTTGAAGCCAAATCTGTGGCTCCACCTGCAAGATCGCCTCCGCTTAATTTTGATAATGCCGAACTTAAATCGGCGCCGGCAGCACTGAATCCAGTACCATCGGGAATCAAACCGGAAATTGAATCTGTTAATGATGATAAGTTTTCTCCGCCCGGAATATCACTAATGACCTTATTTGCTTCTCCCATTGCGGTCGCAAAATTTTCTTTTAATCCGCCTGCACTAAATTGATTCAGGCCACTTCCTAATGCTCCTGAATTTCTCGCAACCGTTTGATCCAACTTTGCCTTATCAAGAACGTTTCCTTGCGGCGCTGGAACCACAAAGGATTTGCCATTAATGTTTCTTAATTTTTCTCCAGTCTTAAGAGTTCCCTTAAAGGGAGTTAACCCCGCAGTTGGGTCTGTTGCTGGTATTTTCTTTTCAGCAGATTCAGACTTTATCTGTGTGGACACTCTTGAAACTAAATTTCCTAACGGATTTGTCGATAATCCCATTTTGGTAAAATTTCCTTATCTTTACTCTATTTATTTCTTTCATTATGTGCTATTATAATAAATATTAGGAGAACGTTCACAATTATGCAAAAAATTAAATATCTAACAAACAAGGACCTATTGGCAGAAATACATCGCAGTAAAAACACATTTTGCTCCTATGTTGACCCTGAATATCATCAATACGATGTTATCCTGCCAAATCTTGAAAAAATTAACATAAGAACCATTGCAGAAGCGAAAAGAAACCGTGCTGCAAGGTTATCTAAACAAGCACACGAAGCAGCAGTTGAGGCTGCTGGTAAGAAGATTCCCGCAAAGCAGTTCGAAATTGATTATCGCAAGATGGAAAAAACGGATCTAATCTTCCGCATAATGACTTTTGAACACATTCCCGAGGATAGTACGAGAAAGAAAACCAAAAAGTCTGTTGCTGACAGGCACGTAAAGGTTAACTTTCCTCCATTCCAGCATTGGAAGTTTGACGAAAAGGACAACTTAATCTGCGTGGGCAAGAGCCATTGGGAAGGCGGTATGGAAAACGGATGCTTTAATCCAAAGATTGGCAAGGCGACTAATAAACTTGCACTGATGTGGATGAAACTGTGCGACAGATACGCAACACGTGGTAACGTGAGAGGCTATACCTACAACGATGAGATGAAGGGTCAGGCCATTCTACAGTTGGCACAAATTGGACTACAGTTTGACGAATCCAAATCACAGAACCCATTTGCTTATTATACGGCAGCAGTAACCAATTCATTCGTAAGAATCATCAATATCGAAAAGCGAAATCAAAACATCCGAGATGACATACTGGAAATGAATGGAATGAATCCAAGTTGGACACGCCAAAATGCTGATAGAGATAATGGCGATACTGTTCCTCGTGGTGAAAAGAAAAAATCTTGACTTTTGTTACACAATCCGTTACAATATAGTAAGGAGTAAAGAATGCCGTTATTTAAGAAAGCAGCCTGCTTCACAGACATCCATTTTGGAATGAAGAGTGGTAGCCGGGCACACAACATAGATTGTGAAGAATTTGTTAAATGGTTTTGCGAAGAAGCAAAAGCCGCTGGTGCTGAGACCTGTATCTTTTTAGGAGACTGGCACCACAATCGTGCGACCACAGATGTCAGCACGATGAACTATACAGTTTCAAACCTCGAAAGGCTGAATAACACTTTCGAGAAAACCTACTTTATGGTTGGTAATCACGATTTGTTTTATAAAGACAAACGTGAAATTAACAGTATCGAATTTATGAGACTGTTTCCTAATATTGTTCCCATCACTGAACTGTTCACAGAAGGTGATGTTACACTACTTCCGTGGTTAGTGGGAGAAGAATGGAAGACTGTTAAGGATATAAAATCAAGATACGTGTTTGGTCACTTTGAACTGCCATACTTTAAAATGAATGCCATGGTAGAGATGCCTGATCACGGAGAACTGCAACCGGATCACTTTGTTAATCAGGAATACGTGTTCTCTGGACACTTCCACAAACGTCAGACAAAAGGAAATGTAACCTACATGGGTAATGCATTTCCGCACAACTATGCTGATGCTTGGGATGATGAGCGTGGCATGATGTTCTTGGAGTGGGGTGGCAAGCCTGAATACAAGACTTGGCCAGATCAACCGGTGTATAGAACATTTAAACTTTCGCAACTGTTGGAAAAACCAGAAGAGCATCTTAGAGAAAAAATGCATGCCCGAGTAACGATTGACGTGCAGATTACATTTGAAGAAGCAAACTTCATCAAGGAACAGTTTATTCCGCAGTTTAAATTGCGTGAACTCATGCTGATTCCTGAAAAGGTGGAAATAGAGAGCAACATTGATCCTATTGACATTTCGTTTGAAAGCGTTGATACTATCGTAATGAATCAGATTGAACAGTTAGACAGCGAGACATACGACAAGCGTATGCTTACGGAGATTTATTCAGACCTATGATAAAAATTAAAAATATTACGGTTAAGAATTTTATGAGCGTGGGCAATCAGACCCAGGCCATTGACTTTGACAAGGGAGAACTAACACTTGTGTTGGGAGAAAACCTTGACTTGGGTGGTGACGATAGTGGTTCCAGAAACGGCACTGGTAAGACCACTATTGTCAATGCACTCAGTTATGCAATCTACGGCAACGCACTGACAAACATCAAGAGAGATAACCTCATTAACAAGATCAACGGCAAGGGCATGTTGGTCACTATAGATTTTGAAAAGGATGGCATTGATTATTCCATCCACAGAGGAAGAAAGCCAAACGTATTGAAATTTACGGTCAATGGAACCGAACAGGAACCAACGGATACTGACGAGGCACAGGGAGATAGCAGAGAAACGCAGAAGGATATTGAAACTCTATTCGGCATGAGCCATGATATGTTCAAGCACATACTTGCACTGAACACATACACTGAACCATTCCTTGCTTCAAAGCCAAATGATCAGAGAATGATCATTGAACAGTTATTAGGAATTACCTTACTTTCAGAAAAGGCAGAGGCACTCAAGGAAAAAATGCGTGAAAACAGAGATGCAATCAACGCAGAAAATACA